CGTAAACTGTCAACCCCTGGCGTAATACGCTTTGTAATACGCAACAATTCCATCGGTTCTCATATTTCCCTGCGACACCCAGTCGTGACAACACTCAGTGATACTCTCCATTGAGTACACTGGTTCCCCATTCTCATCGACTTCAGATCCAAATCTACCAAGAAGGAGTGTATAGACCTTCTGTCTCAACTCCATCCTCTCTTCACTGTAACGCCAGTCATTTTCGTTCATGGTTTTCAAATGGGTCTCTCTGCCCCTTCACTATAGCACAAGCCCTCTTGTAGTACCAGTTATCTGTGTTACCACTTTCCTCAAAGGTTTTTTTAATCTTCACCCAATTGGCATAGGTGTCTTGATCCATTTGATTGTCCTATAGACCATCAAACTATTTAAGTAAAAGAGTTCATTACGATACATTAAGTTTCGGTATCAAGACATAGATTAAGAAAATCTATTGTCCTTGAAGTTCCTTTCTAGCAGCATCCATATAGACCGAAGGGGGACACCTACCAGCATACTCGTCAAGAACCATCAATTCTTTTACATCAACATCAGGTCCATTCTGTCTCCAGTAATCTGCTAGAGCAGTACAAGATTTCTCATGGAAGATTCCAATGTGCTCGGGATGAATATTAGAACCAAGATCTAAACGGTAAGAAAAGATGGGCACAGCATAACCCTTACCACCATCAAGAATAAGGTCTTCAGACACCGCTCTAGGACGCACACCGTTGTCCAGACGCCACCTATCATTACCTTTATCATGATACTTCAAAACTTTCTCTGCATAATGCCGTGTAATTAGATAACACGCAGCAGAAAAATCATTGATGAACCTGGCATGGATCTTCAATGTAATACCATTCGGATTGATAATTGTAAACTGACACGTATCAAAATTATACGGAAGACCTTTACGAATATCTTTCCAATTAAAAGTCCAATGTTTTGCAGTGCTGAAATCTACATCATCTTCGCAAATCATAACCTCGTCAAGGTCAGTCTCCTCAACAAAATACTTCAGTGCTTTCAGATGTGTCATGCAACAACCAATCTCACCTGGGTTCATGTTGTCGGGAACACGACCTTTCAGGTGAGAAGTTGGGTCATCAATGGTTGCGTCGTAACCAGAAATTCTTACATGATCCTCGATGCTCCAGTGGTCAAACTGGTCTTCCATGTACTTACGACGTTCTTCACATCGATCAAGGTTCAACCATAGAACTTTAGGGAACCCAGCAAGTTTAAATTTCGCTTTGTTTTTATCAGGCATTGCGATTCCTCATATACTCTACATTAGAATAATATTCTTTCAGTTGAACTTTGTCCATCTGATTAATAGTTTCCCAAAGTTTTTTATTACTTTCAATATGTGGGTTAGTAAACCAAGAATTTTGTGTTCTAGCGTGCTCTAGGTGATAGATCCAAGCATCAAGTCTCTCTAGTTTTGCAAGTTTAGAGAACCTGTAGAACCTTTCATCGTCTTCATACCCATAAGATACAAAGTTTTCATTCTCCAGTCCACATTCAATATATTTTTTCCTGTTAAAGAACTGGCAGAATCCATACTTAGCATCCCAAACCCTAGATTTAGATTTAAGTATGTCAAAATTAAAGTCATTATTGATAAAATCTGTTACTAGATTATTATCCGCCATAACTTGATACTGCCAATTTCCCATCCCGTAAGGATAGACAACATCTGCTTCACCAGAAGTAATAAGTTCCTCTGCCTTCCTGTAGGTATCAAGTTCCAATAGAACATCAGAATCATAATTGACTACTACAGGCGTTGTTGCCGCCATCGTCATGTCATTCAAAATTCTAGTTCTATGAAAAACAGGGTTGTCATTAGCAATAAAGACGTGAATTAGATTCGTGATCTTTTTACCAACAACAGAACTAATCTGCGGAACACAGTCTTGTGCAAAGCGTGAGATAACATCTTCTTCTTGAACAAGGATCTTTGCATCTGTGTTCTCCAACAGATAGATGCAAGTGGTCAGGATGTTCCGCATCCTGTCCTCAGATTCAATCCTCAGTGGGATGACAAAGGTTGTTTTACTTAGATTACTTCCCATCGGTCACAATACAAATCAGAGGTGTCATGTGCAGCAGTGTATCCAGTACCAAACCACTTGCTAGGAGCAATGATACGCTTATCTGGATTATCACTCAACCAGGATCCCCACCAGGAGAAAGAAGAGTTAGCAATGATAAAGTCACTACACAGTGACATCATGCAAAGGTCAGCAAGATTGTCTCCGCCTTCAGAGATAAGGAATCTGTCGTCGCTGAACTGATTATTACACCAAGCAGGATCGTCAGAAAACACAATAACAGTACGATCTGAATCGAATCTCTCCAATGCTGCATCGTAATACTCCTTACCGCAAGGAGGGTGATTGTCAGAATTAGTTAGGTAATCACCACGACGCACATGTAGAGCAATAGGATTCTCTACTGTATCCATCATCTCTTTGCAAGGAGCATAGATGCTATTCTTAAACTCAAAGTCCCGACGAATCTCACTTTCAATGTGTGCAAAGTATTTTTCACTTTGCAGATATGCATAGATGTTGTGACCATCAGGCATATTGTCAAACAGGTTTTGATCGAATGCAAAACTTGCTTCCTGGACATAAGGACCAGGCATCATCTTAATGTTAGTTAGACCAGGGAGTTTAAATGCTTCAAACAACTGGTGATCATGCCATTGATCTTTGAATTCACTGGGGGGAATACAAAACTCATATCCATGTTTTGCAGCAATGCCACGAAGTCCAGCATACTGGAACATCTGATTGCCCAGGCGACCATGCCTTCCTAGGTGATTAAATCCAATCATAATCCGTGTTTAGATAAACAGTATTCTACTTCAGTTGACATCTTTTTGTCAAATTCTGCTTGATTCTGCATCAGTCTAGATGTCTGATTCTGATGCTCTCGATTAGAAATGTGAACTTTATCGATTACTTTGGGTGGACCGTACTTATGATAGAGTCTGTGGTACATTTCACAGTCCATCAGCATCGTTACGTTCTCATCAAAGTATTCAATGGCACCTTTCTTCATGCTGAGGATTGATGGGGAACTGAATGTGTTAACCCCACGAATCATATTATCATTCCACTGAGGCAACTTTGCATTATAATGGGTCTTGCCTTCATCTACAGTGTGGCAGAATGAGCACACACCCCACTGCTCAGGTGAGTTATGTAGTGCTTCATACGTTTGCTCAAGAACTCTAGCGGTCAGGATAAAGTCATCTTGAAACATAACCTTAACAATTTCGGCACCAGTCTCTTCACCTAGTTCAATGGCAGTATTTGTATTAGGAATAAAACCAGGATTCTCTTTGTTTGGATAATAAGAGATGTCTACAAGATCTGCATATTCCTTACACACATTCAAGACAGACTCATCTTTAGATTGATCTGAGATGCAGACTGTGAAGTTCTTGAATGTCTGATGGTGCAAAGTAAACAAGAGGTTTCTTAGATAGTTGTCACCTTTACCATGCGCTTCCCAGCATGGAATTACAACAGCGATATCAGACATTGAGCAGTACCGATGGTGCATTCTTACCCCGACACTTCAGGGCATCAATGATTTCTCTAGGAACAACAGTAGGATCAACATACCATTCTTCTTGAGGTAGTGAACCATTAGACACATCTTGTGCTACTAGTTCGTAACCATAACCCTCAAGGTACTCTCTGTGAGAATAACGATCTGCCCATCCGCGATAGGCATCATGTTCGTATGTGATCACAGTGAATCGGTATTCATCCAGAGGAAGTTTCTTCAGACACTCCCAAGTGATCTCGGGGGGTTCTAGGTCCAAAGACAGGTAGTCAATCTGCTTTGGCATCTTGTGTTTCTTCAGTGCCTTCGCATAGTCAAACGTGAGGGCATCGTCCTGATAGATCTTAGTCTTCCTGACGCCTTCCCATTGGTCAGTAAACTCTTTCTCCAATTCGATAGAGAATCCACGCCAATCATATTCCTTCTCTAGCAACCAAGTATTGTTGCCAATGCAAGGAACTGCACCACCAATCTCAAGGAAAGTACCCTTTTTCTTAGCGATTGTGCAGGTGAGCACAAAAATGTCTTGCCAGACCTGAGAATAGTTTGTCTCAAGATCTTTCATTCCGTCAACTTGAACCTTGCACAGATTAAAATCAGACTTGATCCAATTGCTTTGGTTCTCCACATACTGAGGCATTTACATACTCCTTAATTTTGCGTGTGATTCTGGGAACAACATCGTTTTCCCCATAAAATTCTTTTGCTCTGTTGAAGTTTTCTTCAACGTATAAAAGTCTCCTAGCATATTCATCTGTTGTGATGTTATCTAGGATGTACTTTAGTTCATCTAGATCAGAGAACTGAATGATTCCCCTGGTATCAAACCAGTCACCAATGTTTAGACAACCATAGTAGATCGGAATAGTTCTACTAGCAAAACAGTCGATAAGTTTCTCAGTGAAATAATTATAAGTCATTGAGTTCTCAACGGCAATGTGGAACATTGCATTGTTGAAGAAGTCATTCCTAGTCTGATGAAAAGGTGGTGATTTGTGTTGGAAGATTTCTAGGTCTCCAGCGTAATCGATGGTCTCCAAATAATCATAAATCTTGAGTCTTAGTTTATGACCATCAGCATCCGATTTACTACTGGTGACAAAAGTCATGATTGGTTCTTTCTCAAACTTCAAGTTTGGAATATCCAACCAAGTAGATCCCCACTCAAACATCTCGGCATTTAATTTATGCATACCGAGGACCATATAGTTAAAACTATAGATCTTATCAAACTTACCACCCTCAAGAACTGCCCTATCATTAAAGTCTGGACAAATTGATGGTGGTTCTGCCATAAACAAAATTTTCAAATCGGCATTCTCATCACACTTCATCGTGTCAATTGAAATGCTAACGTTGATAGGGAAATCAAGTTCAATATCTTGAAAAGGATTCCACCATAAATGATGAATGCTAGGTTTCATAAGTTATAAAATCGATTAGTGTTAGTCATGATTCTATCATGATAGTCAAATGCCATAGTAATCCTAACATCGTCTTCAGGATATGGTGCAGTCCCATGACCCAATTCACTATTGAATACAGTCATTTCGCCAGGCACATTTTCATGAACTATCGGTTCCCAATTTTCATAATAAGTTGTACCAACAGTAGGATCACCACATATAAAAAGATTAGAGCAAATAAAGTTGTACCCA